CGTAACAGAAAACCCATCACTAATTTATGGAGACAGTATGAAAATTTTGTTATTGGGTGGTAATGGTTATATTGGATCAAAATTCTATCCCACAATCAAAGACAAACACACAGTAAAGTCAATTGACCTTTGTTTGTTTCAAAAAGACTTAGGATATTCTGATAAAGTCAATTTCAATTCAGTAGACATTACTGAATACGATATCATCTATTGTCTTGCAGGACATAGTAGTGTTCCAATGTGCGAACACAGTCCAACCCGTTCATGGGTGAACAACGTAGATTACTTCACTAGTCTGTGTGAGAGACTATCCACAAAACAAAAATTAATTTATGCGTCTAGCGCAAGTGTCTATGGCGCAGGATCAGAAATGTCAAGTGAAAGTTCGCCAATCAATTTTAATCCACTCAATCACTATGACATGCAAAAGATTGCACTAGACTTGATTGCAAATTGTTATGTGGGCACAGGCAAGAAAATTATCGGCTTACGATTCGGTACAGTTAATGGCGCATCACCAAATACTCGTAGTGAATTAATGTTGAATTCTATGATGAAGTCTGCAATTGAAAAGAAAACTGTCATTGCAAAGAATTTGAATATTCGTAGAGCAATTCTAGGTATCAATGATTTGACTAGAGTGCTGAATAGACTTATAGATACCGAAATTGATTCTGGACAATATAATGTATCATCATTCAATTCTACGGTACATGACTTAGCGATGATTACGTCAAACAAGACTAATGCAGAACTAATTATTACTCCAGGTGATAAAGTTGCATATGACTTTGAATTGAATACTGATAAGATACAGAAAGCATTAGACTTTGAATTCAAAGATACTGTAGATAGCATATGCGAAGAATTGAGAGATACATACAATGCACTCAATTTCGATAACAGAAGTGACGATAGAAATTTTAGGAATTATATATGAACAATTGTAAAGAACTAACAAAGTGTCTTTGCTGTGATGGTGATAATCTAACGCAAGTATTAGACTTAAAAGACCAGCCGTTAGCAAACTCATATACACGAAGCAAACTAGAAGAAGAAGAATTCTTTCCATTGGGATTGAATTACTGCAATGATTGCACACATCTTCAATTGACACATGCAGTCAACCCAGACTTGTTGTTCAAGAATTACTTGTATGTCAGCGGCACAACAAAAACTTTAAAACAATACTTTGATGATTTCGTTTCATTAGTTGCCGAGAATAGTCGATCCACATCTGCAATTAGCACATTGTCGGTATTAGACATTGCATGTAATGATGGCACTCAACTCGACTCATTCAAGCGATATGGTTATGATACTTATGGGATTGATCCAGCAGAAAATCTATATGCATTAAGCAGTAAGAATCACAAAGTTGTTTGTGACTATTTGTCCGAAGAATCAATTCAAAAACTAGGTAAAGATACGTTCAATGTGATTATTGCACAGAATGTATTTGCACATAACACATACCCTAAAAAGTTTTTAGAGATTTGCAAAAAACATCTAGCAAAGAATGGCAGAATCTTTATTCAAACTTCACAAGCTGACATGGTGAAGCATGGGCAATTTGATACGATATACCACGAACACATTTCATTTTTTAATATTAGATCAATTGGACGCCTTGCCGAAAGCATAGGTCTTTATATGACTAATGTGATTAGAACTGATATACATGGAACAAGTGAGGTTTATGTATTTTCTGAAAATCCAGAGGAAAGCATATCATCTGAAGTTGTTTACTCTATGCATCTTCAGACACATGGGCAAGATAAAAATGCTGTTGATTCATTTTCAGAAAAAGCAACATCAACAATTCGTAAACTTAAAGCAGAGATTGCAAAATACAAACAAGATGGGTATTTGATTGTCGGATATGGTGCGGCCGCAAAGGGCAATACAATTCTGAACTTTGGTGACATCCACTTGGATTATATTGTGGATGATAATCCTCTAAAACACAATTTATTTACGCCTGGGACTAAGATTCCTATCGTGCCGTTTGACCATATTAATTCAATCAACAAAACTGAAGAAATTGTTTGGTTGCCTCTTGCATGGAATTTCTTTTCTGAAATCAAACAGAATATTAAATCAAAACGTCCAGAACTCAAAGATAAATTCATTCAATTAGACTTTGCTACAGTATGAAAACAATCATCACTCACTTCTATAATGAAGAATATCTTTTGCCTTGGTGGCTTGAACATCACAAAAAGATTTTTCAGTATGGCATTTTAATCGATTATGATTCTACTGATAGGTCTGTAGAAATCTGCAAAGAAATTTGTCCAGATTGGATAGTTGTTAAATCTGTTAACAAAGAATTTCAAGCACATGCGATTGATGCTGAAGTTATGGCATACGAAAAACAATTTGGTGGGTGGAGAATTGCATTAAACGTTACTGAATTTATTGTCGGTGATGTAGACAAACATATGCATGGTATTGCAAAAGCAAGTCAGTATTTGATTCCCTCAATTGCATTCTTTGATTGGAACCCCGAAGGTACATTAGATAGACAATTACCTTTGTGGCAACAGAAGAAACACGGCATACATTACAAAACAGACTTTATGGCACGTAGAGCAAGAAGTTTGCACAATGTTGGTGACATTACATATGATGCGGGCAGGCACTTCCCATCATTCAATAATGAAGACATGCTGATTTTTCACTATGCGAATTGTATTTCTAGTCCTGAAATGGTACAACGAAGATTGCAAATTCAACATAGAATACCGCAATACGATATTCAGCGCAACATGGGGCATCAACACCATAACAATGGCAAAGGAATGACACTAGAAAGCCTGAAACAATTCAATGATACGGAACTAAAGAAGATTACCGATTGCAGTTTTGACATTGACAGATTGACAGAAAAGATGTACAATTGATAAATAAATGACCCACTAAACATTTTAGTGTATGATATAGAAAGGAAAATATGAAAGCACTACTAACCGCTCTAGTATTTTTAGTATCGATATTCTCGACACAATCAATTGCAAATACTCTACCTTCATTAAAAGAAATATCCGAAGCATCAACATCACCAAAAGATTCTAGCAAAGCAGATTTGTATTGGATGACAATGAACATTTATCACGAAGCTGGCAACCAACCACTTATTGGCAAAATTGCTGTGGGCGTAGTGACATTAAACAGATTGAAGGACAAACGATATCCAAAAAACATTCGTGATGTTGTCACGGAGCCATATCAGTTTTCTTGGTACAATACTAAACAAGCAAACACACCACCAGCAAACAATAGCCGTTGGAAAGAATCATATGAAGTTGCAAAACTTCTATTGACAAAAGCGATAGGTAGTGATATAATTAAACTCTTAGAAGGTGCTACACACTTTCATGCAATTGATGTCAAGCCCGCATGGCTTAACAAAGTGCATAGAGTTGCTCAAATTGAGGGGCATGTTTTTTATCGTTTGAATTAACTTAAAGGTATATTATGAAAAAGATTGTAATGAAAACTTTTCAACGCAAGAATGGATATCCTCCATCTTACTATGCAACAGAGAAGGATTTGGCAAACTTGAGGTATCGTGTTGCACAACCTAGCGTCACCAAGAATGAACATGGGTCTTTCAAGAATGGACGCATCACATCGGTAAGGTACTATGAATCTTAAAATTCTGACACAGAAAGAATTTGAAGCAGAGATTAAAAAAATTCAGAAAAACAAGTATCCAATCACAATGATTGATGCTGTTTTAGAATTTTGTTCAGAGAGAAATCTTGAAGTTGAAACTGCGGCATCTTTAATCACACCTCGAATGAAATCTGCTATTGAAGGCGAGGCTATGAAATTAAAGATGATTGCACAAAAAGCTAGATTAACATTTGAGGAAGATTAATGAAGAAAGTTTTTATTGTCGGTGGTGGAACAGCAGGCTGGTTGGCCGCATTGATGTTAAATAAATCCTTTCCAAATTTGCAAGTTGAGTTAATAGAAAGTGCCGAGATAGGAATTCTCGGCGCCGGAGAATCAACACTATTCAATTTTAAATCGGAACTACGTAATTTGGGTATTGATGAATTCGATTTCATCAGAAACACAAAGGCTACGTTTAAAATGGGTTCTCGATATGATGAATGGAATGGTGATTCAGATTTTCATTACAGCACTACGCACCCTTGGCATGGCGATATCAATTGTGAATCTTATGGCGGAAACATAGAAGATTATCACACATATCTTTTTGCGAATGATATTGATATCAAAACAAGAGGAATGTATAAAATTGCATTGAACAATAAATCGCCATTCATTTTACGTAATGGTAAAGTTGAAAAGATCAATGATTTCGCTTTACACATTAATGCTAGACTGACAGCAAAATATTTTAGACAAATTGCTGAAAGTCGAGGTGTTATTAGACACGAAGGAAAAGTTGTCGAAATTATAGGCGATGAAATTATAACTGGAATTCGTGATAATAGTGGAAGAGTACACACATTTGATTTTGTGTTTGATTGCTCTGGATTTGCTAGACTTATTATAGGAAAACACTACAATTCAAAATGGATAGACTACACAAAACATTTTAAAGTTGATTCTGCAATACCATTCTTCATAAACAATGTTGGTGAAGAAATTCCTCCATATTCTAGATCAACAGCAATGAACTATGGATGGATGTTTAAAATACCAACACAAGATAGATATGGATCAGGATATATTTTTGATAGTACAAAAATTGATGCTGAACAAGCTAAAACTGAGTTGATAAACAAGGTTGGGCATGATATCGAAATTCTGAATCATTTTAAATTTAAAGCTGGTCATTATGATGAAGTGTACAAAGGAAACTGTATTGCATTTTGTTTATCTGGTGGTTTCTTAGAACCCATGACGGCAAGCAATATTTCTAGTATGATATCGCAATTCAACATTTTGGATTCAAATTTCATAACAAATCACAATGATAATTCATTAAAGAAAAAGTTTAACGAATTTACTAAAGAGTTGTATGCTGGATATAGCAAATGGATATTCTTACACTACACTAGTAAAAGAACTGGAACTGAATTTTGGGACTCTCTCAAAAATGACGAATCGTATCCCATCGGCTATAAAAAAATGATGCAAGATCATATTATAAATGGCGGATTTAACGTGGGAGACTTGACAAAACATATGTTTATACCTTCAGATAAAATCATATCAGTTTTTCAAGCATATGATTTATACAAAGAACAGGCAAAACAAAAATGCATGAAAGATAATTTGAATGAGAAGTACAAAAAAATTGATGAGATGATAGTTAAGAACACAGAAAATTTATTGTCGTATTCTATCAGTCACCGAGACTTTTTGGATAATTACTTATGAAAATGGACGCAATAGACGCATACAAAGTTTATTTGGGAGTTAAGAATCACTTCACACAAGACAGTTACGATTGGTTCAAGTACAACAAGAAAGTCAATGTCACATACGATTCTTTTTTGAAACGTAAAGACAAAATCTTTTTTGCTAAACTAGGCAATCGTAAAGACGCTTACTTAGAAGAATTTTTAGTTTCTAACTTTCTACATGACACAAAGATTTGGGTTGGAGAACTTCTATCTGAAGAGTGTGAAGAACGCTACAAAGAATGGAAAAGAAAACAAGAGTCTCTGACTTATGTTTTCAAAAGTGAAATTGATTTTCTATCTGGTATGTCGCCAGATGAACTCAATGCATTCTTCACAGCTAAAGATGGAGACCACCCACCAATAATTAAAAAGTATTTGCGAAAAGAAATTAGTTTAGACACATTATCTATTTTAAATTCCTTCTTGCATTTTACTAAGAGTTATGATAAAATAGTACACGATCCAATCTACAGAGAGGTAAGCAAACTGTGCAAAAAATACCAGCCCTTCTTAAAGTACGACACAGCAAGAATGAAAAAAACACTCAAAGAAGTGGTAATGAATTAGTGGCAATAATGCACAAACCAACAAAGGTTTGTGCATTGTTAGCCAGTAATGAAGAACGTAATATGCTATATAATATAGTAGATTATGAAAAACGTGGACAAGCAAAACATACATTTAATACTTAACATACAAGGAATATACTAATATGGCATCAGCATCATTCGCAGATTTGAAAAAGTCACGCACCAAAGATTTGGAAAAACTCACAGACGCAGTTTCCAAACTCACCAACAAAGAAGAAGCAAAAAAATCTTATGAAGATACTCGCTTCTGGAAACCAACAGTAGACAAAGCAGGTAATGGATTCGCAACGATTCGTTTTCTTCCCGCACCCGCAGGCGAAGATGTACCTTGGGTTCAAGTCTTCAATCATTCATTCCAAGGTCCTGGTGGATGGTACATTGAAAACTCTCTGACTACTATCGGTAAGAAAGATCCAGTTTCAGAACACAATACTGTTCTTTGGAACTCTGGCTCTGACGCAAATAAAGATATTGCACGTAAGCAAAAGCGTAAGTTGCAATATGTCGCAAACGTTTACATCGTTAAGGATCCTGCAAATCCTGACAATGACGGAACAGTTAAATTGTACAAATTCGGTAAGAAGATTTTCGACAAGTTGAATGACTTGATGAATCCTGAGTTTGAAGATGAAACTCCAGTCAACCCATTCGACCTTTGGGAAGGTGCGAACTTCAAGTTGAAGATTCGTAAAGTAGAAGGTTATCAGAATTATGATAAGTCTGAATTTGAAGCGCCAGCACCTTTGTCGCAAGATGAAGATGACTTGGAACGCATTTGGAAGCAAGAACACAGCTTGTCTGAATTCTTGAGTGAGAAGAACTTCAAGACTTATGATGAACTCAAAGCACGTTTGAACAAAGTGCTTGGACTTGAAGATGGTACTGCTGGAGAGAATTTCTATTCTACTAAGCCTAATGTACCAGTTACAGCTTCATCAAAACCTGAAACAACAACTAAAGCAAAGGCTACAGTTGCTGATTCAGTAGATGATGATGACGATATCAGTTATTTCGAGAAACTCGCAGAAGACTGATTGATTTAATCTCCTTTGGTTGTCGTTTGGGGAAGCAGAAATGCTTCCCCTTTTTTATGCTATGATACCTGTTTGAATACCAGCACTTCTCAATAAATCTCCATGAGGGTTTGTTCCTCTAGTGATATTAGTAACGCTAGTTTTCGTTGAGTTGTCAATCACATTACCGCTATTAGAAACGACAGTTGCACCACCAGCAGATGTAGATACTGTTCCATTTGGATTAACTACTAGATTAGAACTATTCACAGCAGTATTAGATGCCTTCACAAGATTTGCAGGATTTGTCGCACTTGATGTAAAGTCTCCAACATCAAGCATACCAGACTTATTCAAGTCATATATTGGACGTCCCTGTTCGTCAATCATTATTGCATTGTCATCATAAATTGGGCGTTTATAGGTACCACCTTCACCATCAGAATATTCTGTATATCCTGTAATAGGTCTATCAACGTACTTACCTTCTTTCATACTCCAAATTTGATTGGTGGAGTTTCCTTCAGAATCAGTTTGATTATTTGGATTTAATTTAGAAACTGCAATCAATCGTTCAATACGTGCAGACTCCGCAACGTTATCAGCATAGATACCTTTTTCGAGTCCAGTCGCAAGATCCTTTTTTAAGCTAGGCAGTAAGTTTTTTGCAATTGCATCATATGATGTGCCTTGAAGTTTTCTAGCGGCTTCATCAATCTTTGTTGTTTCTGCGGCATATGCTTCATTGAATTTCTTTTGAATAGCGGCTACAATTTTAGATGCTACTGTGCCTGTATTCATTTTTGAGACTTCACCAAAACGTTCCAAGTATTGAGATTCGCTTCTCTTACTCTTAGGGTCACCATTACCAACAGCAATGAACGTATCTGATTTGTGTACACCGAATGTGACGTAATCAAATGGTGATGTTTTTCCTGTTGCAACCATCATAGCTTTTGTTGCATTAAATGCTACTCTAGCTAATTCGTCTGCGATTCTAACCCAACCAACCGGAGCATAACTATCATCTTGAGCGTATGTGGTGCCCAATGCATTTGCATTATTATTACCATTCACGTAGATACTTCGTTCAATCTTAGGATCAGGTTCCCAATCGTCACCACCAAAGATCGAATCAAATAAGGCAAAAGCGGCTATAGCAAGGAAGACATAAGGTGCGGCAGCACCAACCGCCGCTAAGAAGCCTTCACCAGCGGCCGCAGTAGCGACAGTAGTGACTTCAGCGCCTGTGGCCGCAGTTGCAACTTCTGCCCCTACTGCGGCTTCACCAAATGCACCAAATTGAGTTGCTGTAGGCGCAAATGATGAATATGCGGCCGCATTTGTTGCATACGTAGAACCACCAAGCCACGTTGGTAGCGCACTAGTAACTGCGCTACTAATCGATGCGCCCATTTCAGTTCCCATAAATGCATCCCAAGCCTTACCACCAGCCCAACTAATACCTTTATTGAGTGCGGCTGAAGCAAGCATAGCCATGTATGGGTTTTTAATACCCATAGCTTGTACTGCTTTTTGCGTGAGTGCCATTTGACCGAAGCCAAGTGCCATGTTGCCAAGCTGACCCATTGCGGTGCCACCATTGAAGAATCCTCCGCCACCACCAAATGCACCGCCAGGATTTGTTCCGCTTCCCGAAACACCTCTCTGTAGAAGTTGATTAGTTAATTCTTGTTGACGAATGCTTTCATAGTCACGATATGCTTGCTGTGCGTTATATCTGTCTAACTCTTCTTGAGACTTTTTATTGAACGCAGTTTGATCTTCCCAATTTGGATCATAAATTGTAAGACCTTTTCCATTACCAGTATTCTGAACGTCTGGAGCATTTCTATAAGACATGTTTCCATATCCAGATGCACCAGGCGGCAAGTATTGTCCGTATGGTCCATAAGGATTGTACTGTCCGTAACTTGCTCTATATGCACCACCAGTATCGATTCCGCCTTCCCCAACACCCATGATACGTCCATACGCATCACGTTCAGTTCCACCATAAACACTTGCGCCAGATAGAACATAACCACCACGCCCACCATTTAGTCGTGGGTCAAAAATTCTTGATGGACCAACATTTGGCTCACCCATGAATTGATTGAGTGGATCTGATATAGCCGCACCAAGAGTGTCAGCAATATATTGAACACCTTGCATAGGATTCTGAAATCCATATTTCGCAAACATTGTTTCAACACCAGTTGCTTGACCAGTTGCACCATATAGAATTTGTTCAAATGCTAACTTTTTCTTTCCTGCGGCATAGTTACCTAGAATCTGTCCAGATAGAATGTTGCTACCATTAGCATCCATGCCACCAAGTCCACCAAAGATAGCACGACCTGCGGCTCTTGCGCCAACTTCAAGATAGCCTTTAGCCATGTTGCTAAAGACAGGAGCAAACATCGGACCATATTGTTTACCTAAAATGTCAGTAAACAAACTATTCATTCTTCTATCGAGATTCAGAATTCTACCTAATTGCTGACCTCTATACATTTGTCCCATAGCTGCCGATTGTGAAACGCCAACACCTTTAGGGAACAATGCTTGTCTTAATGCAAGACTAATTGCTCTTGCTGTAGTAGTTCTAAAATCTTTGATGAATTTGTTATTTGTATCTTGCAGAATTTGCTGTTCTGCTTTCCAAATCATCTTAGTTGCTCTGACAGTTCCAGAACCTACAGCTTTAGTTGTTCTCTCCTGACCTTTTTGTATTTGTTGTAGTTTTCTGTTTGCTTCTTTGTCTACAACAGATACAGGTCTGTCATTTGCAGTATTTAATAATTTGAGTCCAGTTCCACTTTTTGAGTTTCTAGCGGCTATGTCAGATTTTAATTCGAAGTATCCTGGAGATGTTTCTACGTAACCATCTTTACCACCACCTAGTCTCTTAGCGTTTTCATCTACAGTAGCAGTAGGAACACCAGCAGTTTGTTTCTGTGGTACGTCACCTGCTCTATCTGCAACTGGAGGTGTAGTGTCTGGTTTTGATACTTGCGCTAAAGGACCAAATGTAATGTATTTTCTAGGGTTTACAGACTTACCACCTTCACGAATTTCAAAGTGTAAGTGTGGACCTGTAGAGTTACCAGTAGAACCAACATAAGCAATTACGTCACCAGCTTTGACTCTTGTACCTGCGCCAGCAGATGCAAGTAACAAGTGTGCATATACAGATGTGAACCCATCTCCGTGGTCCATCATTAAGAAGTTTCCAGAATTGTCGTTCTTAGAATTTACTGTGACAATACCATCGGCAGTAGCAACAACAGGCGCACCTTGATATATCGCTAAATCAATACCTTGGTGTCTGTATGATTTTTTATATTTTGGGGGTCCTCTTTGTTCATCATGTTCACTAGTTACAGTATATGATGATCGTAATGGTATTCTCCATTTTATCGCTGTCTTAGATGCTGGAGTTGGTACAGGACCTCCACCACCGGCTTTTCTGCCGTCACCACCTCCAGATGTTTGTGCTCCTGTCGCATTACCCATTGGATCATAACCACCACCCAAATCTTGTCTAGATGGCGCAGGAGATTTTTTACCACCAGCACTAGGACCATCACCGAATATATCGTAGATTGCAGAGCCAACTTCATATGCAAGCCATGCCCAACCGACAGGACCCATGATAACTCTGAGTGCACCACGCAAAACGAAGCCTGCGGCTTTAGCAAGAAACTTAGCAATAGGTTTTGCAAAAGCCATTAGACCTGCGCCAGCGGCAACACCAGTCATTAATGCGCCACCAGCAGAACCCAAAAGACTTGATAATATATTACCTAATAATCCACCGCCTTTATTAGGATCATTTGCGGCTTCACCACCACCTTTAATATTTCTAATTGCATTTAACAATGCTTCATCACGTATACCTTGCTCACGTTCTTTTTCTTCTTCAAAACGTGACTTTGCGGCTTCCATATCTAGCTGGCCTTTGACCATCTTGTTTTGAAGTTGAGTGTTTGCATTTATCATGCGTAACTGTCTCACCATCTCAAGATTAACTACATTTGGTGATGATGCACCAGAAGCAGAAGCCGCTGGTGATGCACCACTTCCTGATTGAGCCGCAATTGAACTTGCACGACTTGAAAGAGATTTTCCAAATGCATAGGCACCAGTAATCCCAGGCATCTCAGACATTGCGGCGCCTTTTGCGGCACCAACTAATCCTTTAGCTGTACCTGTAACTGTTTCTTTAGCCATCTGCCCTAAGGCTGATGCATAATTTCCTACTGTTGCCATATGTTAATTATCCACGGTCGATTACTGAATCTGGATCATCTGCGGCAAACTTGGCTGCCTTTGCGCCCATTGGTCTTGATGATGCACCCATGCCCATTGAAGGCGATGACATTCCCATTGCTGGCGATGGACTTCCGTAGTTTGACATACCGCCATAGCTTGGGCTTGGTGTGCCAAAGCCATATGTTGTTGTGACGCTTTGTCCCACAGGTTGCAGACCACCATTGTTTGCTCCATTTAGTTTTTCTTGTGTGCGCCCATAAGCGGCTACACCAATAATAGCACCCATTGCTAAGTGAAATAAACCTGCACCCTGAAGAGTGATTGGCTGCCAAGGCGTGATCGGCTGTTTAAGTGATGCTTGCAATATAGACCACAATACAGGAAAAAGAATAAAGTCAGTCACACATGTCACCATGTAAATCCAACCCATCATTGGACGCCATTTTGCATTCATCCAATCTTCTTTTTTCTTTTCGCTTGCACTCATCTTTTCATATTCTTCGGACGTTGCCATTATTATCTCCCTTTTCTTGCGTTATTTTGTTGTTGTATCTTGTCATTTTCTTCTTCAATATGCTGAGCCAATAACATTACATACAAATCACGTTCAAAAGGGATCATGTTTTCCAGCGAATCGATATCGTATTTATGATGTTGCATTAGGGCAAAATTAGTCTTGTAGTAATTTGCAAGACTATCATTACCCATTAGAATGCGAAAAAACTTTGCATACCCTCCAAAATAACTTCATCTTCACATCCGCAACCAGCACATTTCCATGCGATTTTATTCTTTACTTTAGGCATTGTCTCAAAGAACTTTGTTACTTTGATAAACTGATCTTGCGACAATCCTTCTAAGAATTCAGTCAATTCTTCTTTAGATGAGTCTTCTTTTTTGTAGATGTTATCATTGTCAAAGATATAATCGATAGCAGAAATAATGCTTTCGATAGCACCATCAACTTGATTATTGACTGTGTTGGCATCAATATCATCTAATGCATTTACAGTAGGATATTTCAACTTAATGCCAACACCAGTCTCTTCATCTAAAATGATTTTGTCTGTGTGTTCAATTGCCTTTTCGACTTCAATTTCAAGCAGGTTTACTTGTTTTGTTGTAATGTGTTCACATTGTTCGCCCTTTGAATTAAATCCTGTTGGGTGACGCATTCTCAAGTCTACTGTTTCACCAATAGATTTTGCTCTCAATCGAATAAAGAAATATTCAATATCAAAAGTTGGCAACTTATCTACGTCAATGTCATCGATAACGCAGTTGTTGATGATCTGTTTGACTGCCATGAGAGTAGATTTGTTGCTCTCTGATTCTGCGGCAAGCAAAAGAATCTTTTGTTCCTTCACTAAGAAGGGACGATATTTTACAGACTGTCCAGTTGAGGGTAAAGTCAATTCAAAAATAGGATTGTTTATTTTAGGTAAAGCCATGATTTCTCCAAGTCGTTAAGTTAATGATTTAAAAATTAGTCAGCCGAAGCCGGTATGCTGACTGTATGATATCTATATGCAAGTGTTACACCAAATCGTTGATACGAGTTTACTTCTTCCCATGTTGCATTCATAGGAGTTAATGCAATCGGATATATGTCCATAAGTTCATACATCAGCAATGCTTTTCCTTTTGCATTCAATTGAGTTACAGTTAAGCTGATTCCTTTTGCGTAGTTGTTATAAAAACCAACAAGTCCAGGTTCGTAAGTAACTTCGACCGTGTCATATCCAGCAGGATTTACAATTTGATCTATCCAATTTTCAAAAAATATTCTTTCTTTCATATCTTCAGAACAAATGATAGATAATTGAATGTCGCTATATGTTACATCATATGGAAGTTTCAATGCAGTACCGCCACCGCCACCATCGTCTGCTGTTGCTAATGTTCGACCAGGAAGTTCAGCTTTCTCACATCTAAATTTAAATGTCGAATCAATATCAGCACCAAGTTTATCTTTATATCCAGCTAACTCCGCTATAAAATAATTTGGGCGTGCGAGATTGCCAACTTGCGTTCTAAATTTGGATATGCTGAAAAGTTGACTGGCGTTTTTACCATCAATATATACTGTATCTTCTTCTGCCATTTTATGTTCTTCCTATTTTCTTTCTTGATTCTTCCCAAACAGTTCGTGTGTCTGCTTTTCTGAATGATTCTGTCGGTAAAAACAAAGCAATATCCCACTCATTCACGTGTATCTCTAAAAACTGAGAGCGAACATGTGAGCGTAAATACTTCTTTAATGTTGGCTTGAAATATCTGTACTTAGCCGCACTCTGTAGAATGCTGTATGATATTCTCATTCTTGTTGTGTCATCATACTTTTTATTTGTCAACGTGCCATACAATGCATCCATCAATTTTGCTCTTAACGGTGGCGGCAAATAGTGAAAGTTGATCCCCATGAATCCATCGTTTTCAAATTTAACAGGAAAGATTAATGGAAACGTGTCGTAGTACGGCAATTCTTTTTTCATTTTTGGGTCATATGCAAATGCGTACATATAACCATACTCCATCTCTGAAGTTTTACGTGTTTCATCCATACGTCTACCGAAAGATTCTGATGAAATGCGTCTAGTCAGCAGATTTTCAGCCGCAGACCTATACCACTCTCTTGCCATTTGTGTTCTAGCAGGAATGATTCCGTTTCGTGCGCCTTGCGCTAAGATGTTATCGAATATAGCCATACTTCTATTTATCTCAAATCTTTATCAGTAATGATTTTAAATTCCCAATTTCTATCTTCTGAGTACTTTGTTGCCGCTTTCCACTTTGCTTGATTGACACCCCATGTCATAACTTCATTAATGAAGCGTCTTGTTGGCTTACCTTTAGGTGTGTCTTTGCGTTTTGGTGGTTGTGTTTGTATTTCAGGCTTAATCTCAATCAAAGACGCTTTTATGTTTCCGTGTCTGTCTTTATACTTGATCCAAAAGTCAACGAAGTAACGATGATAACGATTGTCAACTGGAGAAATATACGGAACAACAACTTCTTCAGATGACCACTCAAGTATTGCAGGATTATCATCACAATACACCATGAATCTACGTTCTAGTAGACTACGATATACAATATTTGTTGGGTCACCTTTGTATTTTTGATGATTTTTAGGCTTAAATTTACCTTTGTATGACATAAATAGATTACACTTATATAAGAGGGCACAATGGCAACAGAAATCGAATTCGATATCAAACGAGAAATCGGTAGCGAAGTACCACCTTTCGGATTAGTACAAGGTGAGTGGTCGTATCCAGTTTCTGGAGACTTAATCTACGGCACCGATTTTGCACACTCCGATTTCGTTATTCCTGTAATTAGATTTAGTTTCTATGATGCGACAGGAAAAGCAAGTACGAATGCGCCAACTATTTATGCTAAGATGGGCGGACAGTTTCAGAGCAATCTATCAAACCCATTTCAAGCGGCACAGAACATTTATGGAAATCCTGGTGATGCAAGTGCTGGCGCTCTTGATGTTGTTAAGAGATATGGTGAAGGCTTTTATACAGCACTACAAAAACAAGTATTGGGTGGCATTGCTGGTGTGACTGGAGCATTTGCAAGTGCTGGACAATCAGGAAAGTCAAACGTTGAATTCTTGCAACGAAAGATGTTTAATAACTTTCAACAGTTGATTTACTCGGGTCCAAACTTCAGAACATTTAACTTGCCTTTTCCAATGAAAGCGACAAGTTATGAAGAAGCTAAAGCAATTAGAAATATCATATCGACATTTAGAATTGCATCATCACCACAAGTTGGATCAGAACTAGATTCTGGTCAAGGAATAGATGAATCGGTCGATGAAGGCACATTGTCTGGTAGTGGTACCGACTTGTCACAACAAAGCGAACAGACTACACAATCAACGGCACCAATCACAGCTACCGAATATGATGCGTTAGTTAACGCAAGTTTTTCTACAAAAGTGTTTGGATATCCAGACATGTGTAGATTTCAATTGTTGCTATATCAAAAGGATGGAAACGAATTCCCAGTCTTATTTGAATCCGACTTATGTGTGATTGAAAGTGTCGCAGTTGATTATGGTGGACAAAGCAAAATGACTTTCTTTGAAGATAGCAAAGGCAATGGAGAGTATTATCCAACCGATGTTTCTTTAACGATTGCATTAAAAGAAACTTCTCTTGTCACATCAAGTTTTGCATCCGCAGAAAGTGCAAGAGCAACAAGAACAATGCTATGAGCGTATTTAACTACTATCCAAAAATTTCTTACAAAGTTGATAGTATCGATTCTTTAAAGGCAATCGATATTACAACTTCAGTTAAGATGAAAGATTTTCTAAAAACATATCGTGGAATTTCATATTCACCATATGTTGTGCGAGATGGCGAACGTCCAGATACTGTTTCGAGCAGAATATATGGCACACCAGGATATGACTGGATCATAATGCTTGCAAACGATATCTATGATATCTACGATGACTGGCCAAAAGATTCAGAAACTTTAAACAAGTACATCATTGAAAAATATGGTAGCTTGGCAAGTGCATTGGCCACAGTAAAGTATTACTATGACAGCAAAGGCAACATTATTGACTTTACCACATGGTCTAATTTAAGTGCGTCTTTGAGAAATAGCGAAAGCGAATATCAATACGAAGTTCGCATCAACACAAACAAGTCTAAAATTAAACTTGTCAAACCAATTTTCATACCAGCAATCGACAACGCATTAAAGTCTATTGTAACTAAACCTATTCTATGATTGACAATACAGTAGATTATACACCTGCAAATAGTAAAGATTCTTCCACAATTATTGGAGGAACCGCAGAGATATCAAAACTGAGTATCATAGTTAAAGGTGGTGCTGAGATTGTTTTGCGTGGGCAGTTTAGTAACATCACAATTGAAGAAGATATATTTGCATCATCAATTGCTGGCACAATCACAATTGTCGATACCGCAGGCTTCTTAGAAAACTTTGAATTGCGTGGTGGTGAAATTATCAATTTAAAAGTTATTCGTCCAGACACTGGCGACATTATTATTTGGCGTGAAGACCTTGTTGTTCATAAAATTAGCAAGTCTGAAGTTGACTTGATGAATTTACATTCAACCTATGATTTGTATTTTGTTTCTCGCACACACGTAAGATCATTGAAGAAAAGTTTATTTAAAAGCTACTCTGGAATGACGTATGTTGATGCAGTAAAGAACATCTATGCAGAAATGTCTGCAAACGATTTAATTATGGAAGACCCAAAACTGACGCTAACAAAGCCATTCATTTCTACTGGGCTTATGCCACACAAAGCAATCGACTTTCTTGCACAGAGGTCTTGCGTTAAAAATAAATTTTATGTGTTCTTTGAAAGATTGATTCCGGTAACAGGAACAAAGTCTACAGGAGAAGCATTTGCAGGTTCTCACTATTTTGGTAGCATTGAATCTTTAATCGAACAAGCAAAAAACGAAACTATAAAAACGATATATTTCTTACCCAAATTAGATTCTAAGACAGAGAATGGTTCTATCATTCGTACTCCAATATTCGAACGTGAAGAGAATTTCAATCACGTTCAAGCAATGTTACTAGGATTCTACAATACAACAATTACAACAATCGATCCTATTTCAAGAACACACTCTCAAAAGAAGTTCGGATATACAAACAAAGATAAATTAACTGATGATTTCTATGAGAATAAATTGATAGATGACTATAACATCTTTAGCACATACAATGACTTTGCTGGAGAGATACCAGGAAGAAAATTGATAGTATCTTCCGTTAATGATACCGGCGATAGAAGTGCATGGATGCCAAATCACATCAACGGACAAGTATCTAAAAGTCTATTCAAAATCAAAGTTGAGATTCAAGGTGGAACGAATGACATTGGCGTTGGTAATATTGTAAACTTTTTTGTGCCGAGTCAAAGTGCAAGAGTTGGCGATGCTGGTAATCCATTTCCGCCTTCAGATGACATTCACTCTGGAAGATATCTAGTGACTGGTGTGGATCATAGATTGCGTGATGGTGAGTATATCAAAACTTTATATTTAAGTAGAGGCTCTTCACCAATCGATCAAAATCAGTTGTATAATAAAAATGATACAATTGATTTTGCACAAACACCAGATACAATTAAAAAATCATTAGGCGATTTAAGATTTGCAGAAGACTTAGACAACTCTAGCATAGTTGCAAATTGGAGAACAAATAGGATACCAACATGACAAGACTTAATTTTTCAGAGTATGTAGAATTAAAAGACTACAAAGCATATGAACTTGTGGAGAAACAAATTCTCTACAACAATGGCGCAAAGTATGGACAGATTGTGTTTCTTGCTGGTGGTGCAGGTTCAGGTAAAGGATTTGCAATTCAACATTTTATGCAAGGGTCTGAGTTTAAAATACGTGACGTTGACGAATTAAAGATTGCATTTCAAAAGTTAGATGCACTTGGTAAATTTACGACTCAGGACTTAATTGACAAATACGGCGATAAAATTTCTGAGAGAGATAAAGACCTCATCAAAAAAGAATTGACTGACAAGAATCTAAAGATGAATCAGTTGGACTTAAAAACTCCAACACACGTTTACATATTACACGTTCTTGTTCGTGCAACTGACGTAAAAAATAAAACACTAGACTTGATGCTTGCTGGCGCTGAAAAAGGTCAATTACCGAATCTCATTTTCGATAGCACATTCAAAGAAGTTTCAGACATGACAGATGTTCTACCAAAGTTGTTTGATGCTGGATATGAACCAAAGAACATTCACGTATCTTGGGTTCTAACTAATTATCAGATTGCAATCAAGAACAACAAATCAAGAGCAAGAGTTGTGCCAGAAGACATTCTGCTTGCTACTCATGCTGGTGCGGCACAGACTGTATATAACTTAGTGACAACATCTATGCCACCATCAGTACAAGGCGGTGTTTATGTCATTCTAAATAATCCAGAGAATACAATTTTCATTATTGACCCAAAAACAAATAAGCCATATAGAGACAAAAAAGGTAATCCTGTGATTAAAGATTTTAAGTATTTGACACTTAAAGAACCAGGAAAATCAGCCAAGACAGAACTTGATGTAAAAAAACAATTACTGACATGGATAAGAGACAATGTTCCTCCAGGTTCAGTAGACACATCAGAATTGGATAAACTATGAAAAAATTTAAAGAGTTTATTCAAGGAACTGCACTCTCGACTGAAGAGTGGGAAGAAGAAGTTTTTGGTCCAGAATTGATTGAAACACTCAAACAAGTAGATGGCAGATGGGCTTTAGTTTCTAAGAAGACAGGCAAACCTTTACGCTACTATAAAGGCGAAGGCAAACCTTCAGACGAATGGGTTGCTCAACAAGAAAAAGAAATTCAGTACTTTAAGCATATGGGATAATTGATGAGAAACTTTATAGGGCATGACGGGTTTATTTGGTGGATTGGAGTTGTCGAAGATATCGATGACCCGTTGACTTTGGGTCGATGCAAAGTAAGATGCTTTGGATATCACCCGCCGAAGAATACACAATTAGTTCCGACTTCAGATTTACCTTGGGCGCTTTCAATACATCCATTAAATACACCAAATCTTTATGGCACACCTAAAGTTGGTGATTGGGTGTTCGGTTTCTTTTTAGATTCAACTACAGCACAAGAACCTGCGATTCTAGGATATCTTCCTGCAATACCTCAGGCGGCTGCCGAATACTTTGGTGAGCCACCAAATCTAACACGTAGCTTTTCTATTGTAAATGATAAAAGTGCTATTGTTTGGGGTGCAACAAGCAATACTACAATTAGTACAGATAGCACTCTGAAACTTAATGGAAATGAAAACTTAGTGTTTTCTGATAAGAACAATGAAATAACTCTTGCAAAACTATTAGAAAGAATCGTAGCACTCGAAGAGAAAGATAAAGAGCAAGATATCGCAATTGCTGTAGCGGCTACCTTACCGGAGCCTACTACGTAATATCATAGGCTACACAGTTAATGTAACATACTGTCAAGTCTTTTGTCAACTTTTATAAGGATTATTACCATGACAAACCATGAAAATTTAGTAAATTTATTTGAAACATATGTTGCTGAGAACGACAAATTTCAAAACAAGGGCAATAAAGCCGCAGGTACACGTGCAAGAAAAGCACTAGCAGAATTCACAAAAGCCGCAAAAGAGCGAAGAAAAGAAATTCAAGACTCTAAAACGGCAGAACAAACCGCATAAATAAAAGAAAAAAATGGCTACCATATTCTTTAAAGACTTACCGCTAGATTTCACGCCACATCCAGTTTCTGGTGATGTTAGACCCATCACAAACGAAACTGCGATTAAGCGTTCTTTGTCTAATTTAATTAAGACGAAAAGAGGAACACGTCCGTTCTATCCAGAATATGGTACAACTATTTCAAATTACTTATTCGAAAACGATAGTGTATTCACACGACATAACATCAAACAAGAATTGACTGAAACAATTGCTAGATTCGAACCTAGAGTTTCTGTTAAGAATATTCTTATTGAGAATGATGACTATGGTATAAAAATCAAGATAGACTATGTGATTTTAAATATCGGAAGATCGTCTTCATTAATAACAACAATTGCAAGGACGGCATAATGGCCTCAGACAATAATTTAAAAGTAGATGAGTTAGATTTTACGGGAATCAAAGCAAATTTTGTAAACTATCTGAAAGCGCAAGACGAATTCAGAGATTACAATTTTGATGGTGCGGGTCTCTCTGTTTTATTGGACTTATTAGCATATAACACATACTACAATTCTTTCTATCTGAACATGGTTGCATCGGAGGCTTTTCTTTCGACTGCACAAAAAAGAAATTCTATTATCAACCTTGCAAAATCGTTGAATTATACTCCAAGGTCTAAGACTGCCGCATCTATCACGGGAACATTAGCATTGACAGTAACTGGTGCGCCATCTACAGTTACTATTCCTGCATATACAGAATTCACAGGTTCTGTTGATGGTAAGTCATATGTATTTTTAAATACGTCAGCAGTTACTGTAGCAAACAGTTCTGGAACATATTCTTCTACAGTTACACTTAAAGAAGGTACTTTTCTATCTAGACGCTATACTGTTAATACGGCAGATTTACAACAAAGATTTTTGATTCCTAACGCAAATATCGACACAACAACTCTTGTTGTTAAAGTTATAAATTCGTCTACCGATAGCACGACTAGAACGTTTGTTCAATCTGAAAATCTTGTTGAGATTACAGAAACATCTCAAATTTATTTCTTAGAAGAAACTGAAGACGGACAATACGAAATTAAATTCGGAGATGATAGATTTGGTGTTGCACTTGATAACGGCAACATTGTTGTTTTCGAATTTCTAATTACATCAGGCGCAGATGCAAATGATATTCAAACATTGTCGTATGCTGGCTCTATCGCTGGTGTAACAGCCGCAACGTTTACTGCAACTGATCCTGCATCTGGTGGCGCCGAGAGAGAATCTACAACAAAAATTAAATTTAACGCACCAAGATCATACGAAGCACAAAATCGTGCAGTTACTGCCGAAGATTACAAAGCGTTATTGTTGAAACAAACAAACGTTGATTCGGTTTCAGTTTGGGGTGGAGAAGACAATGATCCACCAGTTTATGGAAAAGTTTTTATTGCAATCAAGCCTACTGTTGGTGAAGTGCTAACTGCGACAGAAAAAAATAACTTGATTCAAAGTATAATTAAACCAAAGAAGATATTGACAGTTGCAACAGAAATTGTCGATCCTGAATATTTGTATTTGTTGGTTGATGTTACTGTTAAGTATGATTCTGATAAGACAAGTGCGTCAATAGCTAGTCTTAAGGCTTTGGTTACAGATATAATTTCAACATACAATACCGATGAAATTAATCAATTCTCAAAGTATTTTAGATACTCTAAATTATCACGTTTGATTGACGTTAGCGAACGTTCAATTTTAAACAGCATTTTGACTTTAAGAATGAGAAAAGAAGTTGACATTCAATTGAATACGCCAACAAAGTATACAATTGGATTTTCTAACCCAATCGACTCTACAACAAACGGCAGACCATCATCTCATCCATATGGAATTGGCAACAAAGTCACCTCCAATGCATTTTCTTATCAGGGGTTTGATAATTGTTACCTCGAAGAAAACAATGGAATTATGAGAATATATAGAGCAACAACAACAGAAAATCTTGCAGTACAAATTAATGCTGGCACTTTAAATTACGTTACTGGAGAAATCGTGTTAAATAGTTTTGCGCCTACATCATTTGCTGACGGTGGTAACACACTTAAGCTAACTGCATATCCAGCAGAAAAAGATATTCTTCCTTTAAGAAATCAGATTCTAAGCATTCGTGATGCGGATATAACAGTAACGATGGTAGATGACAAATCAATCAGTTTAGTAAATAGATAAAATGAGTGAAACTTTCTTTCAACCTTCATTGAGTGTAGACAGTCTCGTATCTGGAGACTTAGCACAAGACTCAGAAAGATTTTTACTTTTTCTGAAAGCATACTATGAATGGCTTCAGACTACAACAATAACGATAGAAAATGTGTCGGGCACATTTGTGCGTGATGAAGAAATTGTCGGAGAAAATGGTGCTACTGCTACTGTCAAACAAGTTAGCACAGGAACTTTAGTTGTTAAGACTACGACTAAGAAACCATTCAACTTAACTGAAACTCTTACAGGTCAAACATCTGATGCTACTGCTACAATCAAAGTAGTTAAAGATAACGTAGTCAGAAAAACTGGTAAAATTTTAGATTACAGAAACATTGAATATTCTGTAGACAAATACATTGATTATCTGAAAGACGAATTGTTTACGTCTATTCCGATGACAATGTATTCCGACAAGAGACTTGTTGCTTTAAAGTTTAAAGATTTCTTTGAATCTAAGAGTAATGAAGACTCTTACAAATTCTTATTCAAACTTCTGTATAATGAAGATATCAACCTGTACTATCCAGGCGAAGATTTACTGCGTGTTTCTGATGGTGATTTTGAAAAGACTCAAATTATTCGTGCTGTCGTAACTGATGATATTTTTGATTTCTTAAACAAAACGATTAGTGGTGGAACTAGTGGAGCACTAGGTAACGTTGTTGACATTAAACGTTATGTGATTGGTTCGATTGATGTTGCTGAGATGACACTAAAACTTGTTAGTGGAACTTTTCAAGCAGGCGAAACTATTACAGATATCACAGACGAAACGCTGACAACAACATCGTATGGTATGGTAACTGGATTTACCATTAACGATGCTGGTTCTGGATATCAAGTTGGTGATGCAATTGCGTTTACTGGAGATGGTGCGGCAGTTGAAGCTGTAGTTTCTTCTATCAAACAATCTCCAATTACTGCAATTAACTATAACACAAAAGGCTACGGGTATAGACTCGGAACTGAAGCCTCCGTTGTTAATACTGGAACTGGTGGTTCTGGATTGATCGTTCGTGTTACTGAAATTGCAAACACATACTCGGTAACGTCAGGCGCAAATACCTATACTGTAGGTGAAGCATCACGTGTTCAAATTATCAATCGTGGTAGCAGTTATTATAAAAAGCCTGTCATAACATTAGTTGATGATGTTATTGCATCTATTGGTATGTTATCTGAGAATTTAATCACTATTGTTAGTGGTGGTTCTAACTATGGCGTAGGTAACACAATCACATTTACTGGTGGTTCTGGTGCGAATGCAACTGGTATTGTTGCATCTGTTACTGAAGGAACAACATACAATTTGTTATTTGAAGATGGTGACAAAGTTATAAGTGAAACAGGAAAAGATGTTGTCAAGAACGAAGATTGGGTTTCAATTGGTCCTATTGCACGAATTGAATTGACAAATTATGGTACTGGATACACTAGCACAACTTTACCTACAAGCGTAGTTGTCACATCTACGACAGGCTCTAGCGCAAATCTCATTGTTACAGGAATTCAAGGTTCTAGTGCAAACGTCACTATCGATGAGATCAACAATGCGACTGGTATTGGTTCTATTCGTGCGATTGAACTTAAAAACTTTGGCGTAAACTATACTTCAGCAAATGCAGATTTGACTGCCATTGGTGATGGTAACGCTAACGTTAGCGTGACTGTATCTGGTCTTGGCGTCAAAGAAGGTAATTGGGTTACCGATGATGGTAAAATTGATTATAAGAAAATTCAAGACTCGTACTACTATCAAGATTTCTCGTATGTAGTTCGAAGCGGTTTAGTGTTTACTAAGTATAGAGACACAATTAAAAACATTATTCACCCTGCTGGATTGCAATCGTTTGGTGAGATTTTGATTCAAACTGTGATTGATGTTGCGCCTATTATTAGTAGTGCTGTTGAAACGTTGACAAATATCAACGAATATATTTTGTACATTCTTTCAGAATTCAATGTTTCTGCTAGTTATGCACAATCTGAGTATGTTCGCTACATTAATGCTGTTGCCAATACAAGTTCAACACTACTCACGAATAGAGAAGTTAAAGTAGAAATTGCTCCTAGCACATTAGACTCAATATCTACGTTCAATAGAAATTTTGTAATTAGACAAGAGATTCCGTTTGATGTTTCGCATGATATTCCAGTTCATCAATACACGCTAAATATTCCGCCATCAAGTTTTGCGGCATACGCTACAGAATATGGAAACTTGGTTATCGGTAATTATGCAAATACGTTAATTTCTGACTGGCAGTCTTTTTCATTCGATTCATTCTTTACTTCCGATCCACAATCGAGAAGTGAGTACGTTAAGAACGTTAAAATCACAGGAACAGTAACATTCTCAGGAAATACTGTGATTGGAACAGGAACAAACTTCTCAAGCAATTTCTCCGTCAATGATTCGATTATCGTTAACGATGAGAAATTTATTGTTAAGAGTGTTGCAAATTCGACATATCTAGAGGTAAACGTAAATCCTGTCGGTTCTTATACGAATGTTTCCGCATATAAACAGCAAGCGGCGTAAAAAAAATTATAAATAATACAGTTAAAAATAGTTTCAACGAACAAATTTCAGTAAAGGGAAAAACATGGCTTCCATAGTAACTAGCAAATTCAGAGTCCACAATGCACAGCAGTTCGTGGAGTCTTTCTCCGAAGCGGCAAACACAACAATGTATTTGTTTGTCGGAAAAAATACAGCATTTCCAGACGATAACAATCCACCAACTCCAGTAAATTCTACTGCAAATATTGAATTTACTCCTTGGCGTGATATGTTTGGTGCAAAGCGTGTTCAGGCATCCGATGTAACACACGCAATCCCAAGACACAATTGGGTTTCTGGTACTATATACGACTATTACGATAGTCAAGATACTAACTTGCTCGATGACGATTTTTACGTTTTGACAGAAGATTATAACGTATACAAGTGTCTTTGGAATGCAGGTGGTACTGCATCCACAACAAAGCCAACAGGCGTAAGTACTTCACAGTTTACTACTGCTGATGGATACATTTGGAAATACATGTATACTGTTACTACAGCAAATGCATTGAAATTCTTAACAAACGATTATATTCCAGTTCAGACACTAGCATCCGATGATGGTTCAGATCAATGGGACGTTCAAGCTGCCGCTGTTGATGGTGGCATACACGTAGTTAGCGTAACTGGTGGTGGTTCTGGATATGGTTCTGCACCAGCAGTCACAATCACTGGCGATGGTACGGGCGCAACTGCAAACTCGACAATTAGTGGTGGTGGTGCAGTTACAGCAGTTACAATTACAAATCCAGGTTCTGGATACACTAGAGCAACTGTTACTTTTGCATCGGGTAGTGCTACAGCAACTGCAATCATTTCTCCAAAAGGTGGCCACGGCGCAAATCCTGTTGAAGAATTAGGTGGCAAGTATGTTATGATTAACTCTCGTTTAGACGGAAGCGAATCAAACACAATTTCTACAGCAAACGAATTTAGACAAGTTGGTTTAGTCAGAGACCCATATTTGTTTGGAACTACAACAAGAGCAACAGGTTCTTCTTACAGACAAACTTATCGTTACACAGTATCAGGTTCCGGAAACTTTACATTAGATGAAGTTGTTACTAGCGGAAGCAATACTGCATATGTTGTTGAATGGGACGCAACAAATAACTACTTGTACACAACAAAGCCGTTGAATTTAGCGTTTGCTAACGCCGCAACAGTATCTGGTGGTACATCAGGAACAACTCGCACGATTACTGCAATCAGCACACCAAGTTTGGATGCATACTCTGGTGATTTACTATACGTTGAGAATAGAGTTCCTATTGCAAGAGCAACGGATCAAATCGAAGACGTTAAACTGATTATTCAATTCTAAATTAAAAAGAAATACAAATGGCAAATCCAGGCGGTGTAGACTTAAATACAAGTCCTTATTATGACGATTTTGACGAAGACAAAAAATTTGTAAGAGTTCTGTATAGACCAGGTCGTGCTGTTCAGGCTAGAGAATTATCTCAAGCACAAACATTACAGCAGTCTCAGGTAAAACGTTTTGCAGATTATTTCTTCAAACAAGGTGCAATCGTTGACGGGTGCGAACAAACACTCGACTTGAACATGCAATACGTTAAACTTCAGTCCACCTATAATGGTGCTGAAGTTGACGTTACTGACTTTGAAGGCGTTAATGTTTTTGGTGCAATTACAGGACTTAAAGCCTATGTTGGACTTGTTGAAGATGTGTCGGGAACTGATCCTAAAACATTGTTCATTAACTATTTGACTTCCGGTTCAGTTGTTCTTACTGTTAACACAGCACCATCTACATTGACTGTTGGTAACACTATTACATTTTCAACAGGCAATACAGCGACTATTCAGGCATTCTACACAGACCCAATTACATCTGTAAACAAAATTTTCGTTTCAAATGTAACAGGAACGTTGACTACAACAACTGCAAATACTGTGGCAAACACAGGCTCTACTGTTATATTGAACGTTACCGCAGTATCCGATAAGAGATCAAATACGACATTCGACAATAGCGAAGTATTGTTTACTTCAGCAGTATCTGGTCGTGCATATGCAAATGCGGCATCTACAGACGCAACACAATATGTTGTAGACGAAGGTCTTTCTACTGAAGAAGTTTTCACTAAAGGTTCTAAGATTACAGTATCCGATGGTGTAGTTTACCTTGCAGACCACTTTGTCAAAAACAGTTCTCAGACATTAATTCTTGACAAGTATACAAACAGACCAACATACAAAGTTGGATTTGTTCCAAGCAAATCATTCGTTGATTATATCGAAGACAATACATTAGTTGATAACGCACAAGGCACTCCAAACTATCTTGCACCTGGTGCGGATCGTTTGAAGATTGACACGGTTCTAACTAAACTTGTTCCTGGTGAAACTACAGACGAAACAGAATTTGTTAGTTTGACAGAAATCGAAGATGGTATCACGAAAAAACGTGCTATCAGCACTATCGATAGCAAGTTAGAAGAAGCAATTGCAAAACGTACATCAGAAGAATCTGGTGACTACACATTGTCTGATCCGAAGATCAACATTCGTGAACACTTGAATCAAAGCAACAATGGTGGTAGATATAGTTCTGCTGATGGTGGTAACAACAATCTATTGTTGATTGAAGTTGACCCATTAACTTCTTACGTTTCTGGATACAGAAGCGAATTGCTCGTTAAAAAAGAAGTTGAAGTATCAAAAGGACTTGATACAAAATATGTTGAACAAACAAAAACTCAAATTAACTTTGGTTCGTATGTTGAAGTTAAAGAGTTAGTAGGTATGTTCGATTTCATGGAATCAACTCAAGTTGATCTCTATGATACAGCGCAACAAGTTGTTACAAATATGGGCTACTCTACTGGTAGCGCAACTGGTAGTGCGATTGGTACTGCAAGAATTCGTTCGATTGAATATGTAAGCGGCACTCCAGGAACAGCAGATGCAAGATACTACGTATACTTGTATGATGTTACAATGAGTTCTGGTAAGACGTTCTCGCAAGTTCGTTCTATTTACGATTCTGCAACACCAAAACGTTTTGCCGATATTGTTTTAGATGCATTCGGAAATGCAGTACTGAAAGAAACATCTTTCAACAAAGCAATTTTTGCATTGCCATATACTGCAATTAAAACATTGCGTGACCCTAATGATAGCATTGAAACTGGTTTCAGATTCGCTAAGAAATTCTCTGTTACATTCACTAGTGGTATCGCTACAATCTCATCGACAGATTCATCAGAAACTTTCGTTGGTACTGGTGTTTTGTCATCATCACAAAAGAATAACTTCTATCAAGTTGTTATTAACAATGCTGGCGCAAACGTTGAGACTTCATCATTAACTGGTACTGTTAGTGTTACTGCCGCAACTACTGCCGTTACTGGTTCTGGTACATCATTCACTACGCAAGTTAACGTTGGTGATGTTATTAAAATTAACAGCTTATCTAGAAAAGTTTCAGCAATCACTAGCGATACTGCATTGACACTTTCTGCGGCACACACAACTGGCGCAAGTGCAAATACGTTTACGAAGATTCTTCCGACTGGTGCATTGATTCCATTATCAAGCTATGGTGGTTCTGGCACAACTAGAACAGTTAACGTTTCATCGCCAAGCACATTACAAATTGATATTAAAGAAGGTGCAACGTTTACCGCAGACGTTTACGCTTCAATGGATCGTGCAAATGCTAGAGAGAAAAATAAAGTTCTGAATTACCAGTCAACATCAAACATCAATCCAAACACACACCCAAATACAAAATCAGGACCATTTGGTTTGGGATATGGTGACATTTATCAACTTCATGCTGTATATCAGTCTGCTGACTTTAGCACACCTGCGACAACAGGTGGAACAAATGTGACTGAAAATTATACATTGAACAATGGTCAATCTGATAATGCATACAATCACGGATACATCACACCAAAAGCTGGTGTCGTTCCTACAGGAAGATTGTTAGTTGTTTTTGATAATTTCACGCACGACACTACACAGGGTCTAGGATACTTGTCCGTTAATTCATATCCAGTTGACGATACTGCAACTGCAAACACTACAATTAACACAAAAGACATTCCTACATATACTGGCTCTACTGGAGAGAGTTATGATTTGCGTGATTGCGTTGACTTCAGACCAATCAAAACTGCAAACACTTCTTTAAATCCATTAGATGATTTAGGGTATCAAATTCCTACTGGTGGATTGCACACTCCACTTGTTGGGTCAGATTTTGATGCAGACTTGTTCTACTACAGAGGCAGAATTGTAAAGTTGTACGTAAATACACGTGGTGTGTTTGGTATCAATAACGGCTCTTCTGGTAATCCAAATCCAACAATACCTCCAAAACTTCCAGACACATTGGAGTTAGCAGAGATTACTATTCCTCCATATCCATCTAACCCATTAGATAGTAGAATTCGTTTGATTAAAAACAGACGATACACAATGCGTGATATCGGAAACATTAATGATAGACTTGAAAAGTTGGAATATTATACTGCTCTTGGTGTACTTGAAAAACAAGCAACAGACAAGACAGAATTAGATGCAGATGGATTCGATAGATTCAAAAATGGTATTCTTGTTGATCCGTTTACTGGTCACGGAGTTGTTGACGTTAACAACTTGGACTATCATGCGTCTATCAAACGTAATGAACGTTTTGTAACTGCATATCAAAACAACGAAGACGAAATTAACTTGAAGTATGCAAATACTTCAGTTTCTACTACAACTAGAACAGTTGGAAATAAAATTATTCTTCCATTTACGGAAGAAACAATGTCTGGTGGTGAACAGCCATATGCATCTAGACAGTTAAATCTTGCAGAAGAATTGACATTCACTTGGGTCGGCGACTTACAAGCAATTCCTGCAACTGACAATTGGTTGGATACAACAAGAGACACTACACAAGATATTGTTTATAGCGATACTGGTGATGCTGATAACTGGAAGAAACTTGCTGATGCTTGGAACACAGAAGTTGCTCCAATTTCTCTGCACTGGATTGGTTCTCCACAAACAGATATTATTCCTGGAACTAGACAAACTACTAGACAGACAATTGACGGTACCACTTTTGATATCACTAGAGCAATCACACAAACAACGCAAGAAGCATATAAGCAACTTGTTAAAGTAACTCCTGGTGCAGAACAAAAACTCACAGGCGATAGAGTTGTTGACGTTTCTATCTCTAAAAGAATGCGTACAAGAGACTTTATCATTGTCGCAAATGGATTGAAAACAAACTCTCCAATTTATGCGTTCTTTGATGGTGTTGACGTTACTGCAAACTGTACACAAATTGAATTGGTTGGCAATACAACAATTCAAGATTTGTACGACACATTCGATAAAGATGATTTGTTACCGACTAACGCACTAAAATGGAGAACAGTATCAACTGGCTCTCTACGTGTGAACAATGGTAAAGTATATTTGAAGTTTAGAGTTCCAGCAAATAAATTCTATACTGGACAACGTGAATTTAAACTCACAGATAGTTCTACAAATGCTGATGGAACAACAACAACTTATGCAAAGACTTCAATCTATGCACAAGGTATCACGCAAGTTAAGAGTGCGTTAACAATTAACACACGACCAACAAGCGTTTCATTTACCGATACAACATTGAGAGAGTCTGTTGGTAGACAAGTTCGTGACGTTCTATATCAAGAAATTTCTAGAACAGTAATTCAACCTGATCCGCCAACAAGATGGGACCCTGTTTCTCAGAGTTTCTTTGTTGATGCGGCAAAGTATAGAAATGGTTGCTACATTAGTTCTATCGATTTGTTCTTTAAGACTAAATCTTCCGATAATACACGTGGTGTAACTGTTGAGATTCGTGAGATGTTCAACGGATATCCAACAAGAAAAATTATTGGTGGTGAAGTTGCACGCCTTGAAAATTCACAAATTAATGTCAGTGCAACTGCAAGTACTGCAACAACATTCACATTCCCAAGTCCAGTTTACTTGACTCCTGGTAATGAATATTGCTTTACAATTAAGCCGGACAACAACGACTTAGATTACACAATTTGGGTTGCTGAGTTGGGTGGTATTGATATCACAAACTCTGACGTTGAAACTAGAATCGATAAAGCGCCAGCATCTGGTGTTCTATTCACATCATCTAACGACTACACTTGGTCCGCAAGACAAAACTTAGACGTTAAATACAAAATGAAAGTTGCGAAATTCAGTACTACTGCAACAAAAGTTGCATATTGGAACAACGTAGATTCATCTTCTGTTATTCCATATAATGTATTGACTCCAATGATTGAAGATCAGATTCTAGCTGACACTAACATTGTGTATGAGTTGCGTTACGCAGACAGCACATATACAGTAAGCGATTATTCGACAATCAAAAACTTCGAGAGAATTGTATTACCTGCATTGAAGCAAGTTTCTACTTCAACCGCAGAGACAAGTAATAACTTTAAGTCTGTTACTCTAAAAGCTACATTAAGTACAACTGATTCATATATTTCTCCATATGTTGATGATGAAAGAACACGAATTGTATTTGAAGAAACTGAAATTAACAATATCACAAGCAATACTTTAACGGGCACTGTAACGTACAGTTCAGGTAGTAAAATTGTTGTTGGTTCTGGTACTGCATTTACAACTGAAGTGACAGTCGGAGAGTATGCTAAATTTGGTGACGATTACCGTTTGGTTAGTGGCGTTACCAATAATACTTACATGACTGTTGCCACAAACTTTAGTACTGCTAATGCAGTCGCACAAACTGTAACAGTTAGAAACGAAGAACATCCTTCTGGACCATATGCGTCAACTTCACGATACATCACTCGTCAAGTTACATTGAATGATGGTTTTGAAGCAACGGATATGGTAACATATCTGAATGTAAATCGTCCAGCTGGTACAAGTATCAAAGTCTACTACAAGATTTTGAATGAAAACGATACTGATATTTTCAATGACAAATTCTATACTGAAATGTCTCTTGTTGGAACAGAAACGTTCACACAAGACCCTGACATTTACAAAGAAGAGAAGTATGTCATTCCTACTGACAACAAGAGTGGCGGTGCAACATTGCTTTCGGGTAATGTTCAAATTCATAGTGCAAACACTAACGTGTATGGTACAAGCACTAGATTCACAGAAGACTTAAGAATCGGTGATACAATTGCTGTTGGTACAAATAGAACAGAGCGTGTGGTTGCTACGATTGCAAACAATACATTCTTGACAGTAGATAGCACTTGGGCTGGATACGCTAATGGACAAGATGTATTTAAAGTATTGAATGATACTGTTGCATACACAACACCTGATGGTAGAACATTTGAAGGTTACAAATACTTTGCAGTTAAGATTGTGTTCTTGTCTGGAAATAACGCAACTGCACCAAAAGTCAAAGACTTGAGAGTGATGGCACTAGCATGATAACACATAAAATTGAATTGGTAGAGCCTGTTGCAGGCTTTACCGAAAGAGATACTAATTCTAAAGCGGTACTAAATACCGATACGAATTCGTTGCTAAAATATAAAATTCAGAAACGTAAGTTATCCGAACTAAATAGAAATGCAAACGATATAAATATCCTTAGAAATGAAGTGGTGCAGATCAAATCCGATTTGAATGAAATCAAGAGCATGTTGTTACAAATAACTAATAATAGAAGATAAACATGACAATCAACACAGTAGTCTTAGCGAATACGTTTAACGAGTTTAGAACAACCGTTAATGAAGTCATTGATGCCGTTAATGCGGTATCTGGTGGTTCGGGCGTTATCAACGCAACCACACTAATCGGTGGAACAGTTTCTGCAAATAACTTGACTTCGGGCAGAATTACACTTGCTACTTCTGGTGGACAGTTAGTAGATGATTCCGCACTTACATACAATTCGACAACCAATGTATTAACACTAGCTGGAACAACAGATTCATCTTCAATTTCTGATGGTACTTTAGTAGTTTCTGGTGGTGTGGGTATTGCTAAACAACTTCATGTTGGTGGAAATACTGATATCAGCGGAACCCTAACTGTTTCCGGCGACTTGCTTGTTACTGGTAATACAATTACATTCTCCGCAAATAATCTTTTGCTCGAAGACACATTCATATATCTAAATCACGGCAGTACGATTTCAAATCCAGACTTAGGTTTTGCTGGTAATTATAATGATGGAACTTATCGTCATACTGGTTTGTTCCGTGATGCAACGGATAATAAATGGAAATTCTTTAAGAATTATACTCCAGAGCCAACAGACCCAATAGATACAAGCAATGCAACGTTCGCATATGCAGACTTGGTTGTTCATGGACTTGAAGCAAACAATAATATTTCAGTTGCGACTGGAAAAGGATATCAAGTCAACGGAACTGAAGTTTTAAATGCTACAACTTTAGGTTCTGGTGTTGTCACATCGTCACTTACATCGGTTGGAACAATTGGCACTGGTGTTTGGCAAGGCACAATTATCAATCCAACTTATGGTGGCACTGGTGTTAACAACGGCTCTAAGACTATTACTCTTGGTGGCAACTTAACAACATCTGGCGCATACAATACTACAGTAACTGTAGGCGCAAACACCAGCGTAACATTACCTGCATCAGGAACATTGGTTGGCTCTAATGATACTGGCACAGTTACAAACGCAATGTTGGCTGGTTCTATTGCAAATGCTAAACTTGTAAACAGCAGTCTAACAGTTGGTAACACTAGCATTAGTTTAGGTGGAACATCTACGACTTTAACTGGACTCTCAAGCATAACGTCCACAAATATAAATTTGACAACGTTAAATGCTTCCGGTAACGTAGTATTTTCAAGCACCGGCGCATTAAAAATTCCATCGGGAACTACAGCAGAGAGTAGTTCATACACCACAGTAGGTATGGTTCGATTTAACACGGAAACTGATGCATTAGAAGTTTATAAGTCTACTGGTTGGGCTTCAGCGGGTGGTGGATCGTCTACCGTAAAGTTATATTACTACGGAAGTTTTTGATATAAATACTTCATACAAATTAACAGAGGATAAAAAATGGCATCAGGAATTTTAGCAAAATCAGATCCGACAGGAGCAACAGAAACGACAGTATATACTGCACCATCTGGAAAAACTACTAGTTGTACAATTTCAGTTTGTAATAGAAGCACAAGTGACGCATCAAAAATTAGAATTGGATTGACAGACCTTTCTGTACTAACTGCAAATAGTTATATCGAATATGAAGCCGCTATCCCTCCTACTGGAGTTTTAGAAAGATCGGCTATAGTATTGTTGGCAGGTCAAAAAATTATTGTTAGACCTTCAACATCAGACCTTTCGGTTGTTGTTTTTGGTGTAGAGGAGTAATTTTAAATGTTAGTAGAAGACCCAAATTTAGTATACCTTCACGTTGAAAATGATGTAGTAGTAAACAGACTTCTGGGAAATCCCGTTGCGGCCGCACCAGAAAATTGTTATGTTCAGACTTATCCTGTTTATCCTGGATGGAAAAAAATTAACGAAGACACATTCATTCCATCTGAAATGACAGAGGAAGAGTTTAATACAATAGCAGATGCAACCAAGCAAGAAATAATTGAAACTAAAGAATATTATGATAATTTAGTTGCTAGTTCACACTATCAAAATAATTTATCAGATGAAGTAAAATTGTCTGTCGATCTTTTTGTTTCTAATTTTAATTTTGTGTATGAGAAAATTAATCAACACAAAGGCTGGGCTATTGAATATTTGCAACAAAAACTTTCTTATGGCGAGCCATTCACTGTAAGACCTAATATAGAAAACGAGGTTTAAGATGGGAAGATATGTTTCGATTCCGATAGAATCGGCAGTTTATTATGGTATACGAGATGTTAAACCAGGATATGGCACTGGAGGATTCCGTTTTTATGGTATTTCAGGTACATTTACTGTTCCATCTGGTGTTAACGAAGTTCGTGTAACTGTTCTTGGTGGCGGTGGTTGTGGTTCTGGCATTAATAATAGCGGAGCGTCTAGAACAACCGGTCACGGTGGTGGTGGCGGAGGGTATGTCGTAGCAACAGTTCCCGTCACATCCGGATGCGTTTGTAACGTAGGAGTTGGATCAGCCAACGGAGGAAGTTCTTGTTTTGGAACTGCCGTTTATGCATATGGCGGATGCAATGCTCAAGCATTTTTCTGTTCTTGCTGTTTTTCTGGAGGAAATTTTTGCGTTTGTTCGGGAACATGTATTATTGGCTGGTGTGGTAATAAAGGATGTCCTGGATCATGTGGTAATGGAGGAACTGGTAATTTCAGCTATGGAACAGGTCCAGGCGGTGCATCTGGAAGTCCAGCAGGCGGAAATTGCTTAGGACCTTTCCCTGGAGTATCTGGATCTGACATTTATAACTGTAGAGGTTTTAACGGTGAAGATGCAACAGAATCAGACTTAGCGTCTAAATTCGGAAATACAATCAGATGGCCAGGAGAAGCATTACTAGGAACTTCTAGAACCGCAACTGTAATTGCTGGTACTGCGGCAGGCTATCCTGCTGTTGCGTATTGTGTTAGTGCGTTTGGTGGTGGTAGCAATCATTGCTACTGCTGTGGAACCGGTACATGCGGATATGCGGCCGCCGGTTATGGTGGAGGTCAGGCTGGTGAAGTGAGAACATGTTACTGCTATAATGATTATGGATATGGCACATGTCAATGTTGGCAAGGTGCTGGTTGTTACTTGTCAGTTCGTGGATGTGCAGGAAGTGGATTTGTTGTAGTGGAATACTAAAATGGCAAAAAGATATACCATAAATGATATTAGTGGTGTTAGAGAATCATATCGTGCAAATCCATCAACAACAGCAGGTGTAGGGCAAGTTGTTTTTGCCCTATATACTGCTGGAACTCAAACATTGATGGGGCAATGCACCTCTGGATCAAATCTAATTCCTTGGGGGATTAGATGTAGTTTCGTATGCGGACAGCAAAGTGCTTGTTCTACTTCAGCATGTACTACTAATTCATTTTCTTTTGGGCAAGGAACTTATGTTGCATTAGGTTCCGTTGGAGATTGTGGTGCAACTCTTTGGAGAAGGATTTCCTAAATGAAAGAAGAAAACTGGAGACAAGCCGTTGATGCTGGCGCTCTTGTACTAGGAAAAAAACGTTTTAGTATAAACGACATAGCTGGTTGGAGAGATAGTTATCGTGGAAATCCTAGCTCTGGTTCCTCAGGTGCAGGACAACTTGTGTTTGCACAATACACTGGAGGAACGCAAGTCCTAATGGGAATGCAAACATCTGGATCAAATTTGATTCCAGCCGGAGTAAGATGCTGTATGTCTCCCGGTAATTCAAGTGCCTGCACGGGTTCATCGTGTGTTGCTTGTGGATTTACTATGGGTACAGGAACTTATGTTGCATTAGGTTCCGTTGGAGATTGTGGTGCAACTCTTTGGAGAAGAATATAAGTATTCGCTTGACACCTACGTATAATTCTCATATAATATAAGATATACATATATTGTAATTATTTTTTTGGAGTTGTTATGACAAATGATGAGAGAACAGTTTTCGTCATTGATGGCGGCGCAGGACGTGCCGTAACATCAATCCCCGCACTTTTAAAGTACCACTTAAAAAATCCACAAGACGATTTTAAGATTTGCATCTATGGATGGGACACATTGTTTTGGGGCATACCAGAACTTCAAGATAGAGTTTTCAACATCGAAAACAAAGGCGTATTTGAAAATATATTTTTAAACGCAACTAGAGTTATCACTCCAGAGCCTTACAGACTTCCCGCATACTACACACAGAAGAAAAATTTAGTAGAAGCATTTGACGCAATCATCAATGATACTAACGATCATTCTGATCTTCCGAATTTAAAATTTGTGTTAAACAAGGGAGAAGAAATCAATGCATTGAATGCTATGGGTCAAGCTATTCAACAAGATGAATCTAGAAAAGATAAATTAAATATCGTGATTCAGCCTTGGGGAAGTACAGCAAAGAAAGTTGGCAACTACATAGTTGACGAATCGTCTAGAAGTCTAACCAACGAATCATATTTAAAAATAGTCAAACATTTTTCAGAAAAATATAACCTATACTATTTTGGTGACAGAGGTTTATGTCCCGAAGACGATACTTATACATTGAAGTATGATGGCGACTTAAGATTTTGGCTTTCATTAATTGATTCTGCTGACTACTTCATTGGATGTGATTCTGTCGGACAGCATTTTGCCAAAGGTTTAAATAAACCAGGAACTGTGATTTTAGGAAGCACGTTTGCAGAAAATATTTCTTATCCTGAATTTTTCAATATTTTCGAAAAAGCAGGTGCAAAAAAATATTCTCCATTAAGGATCAACGGTATCGATTCACACTTAGCAGATAGAATCAATGATACTAGAATGGACTTCAGCGATGAAGAACTTGATAAATTAATCAAATCAATTGAAACACACATTAAAGCAACGGTGAGGAAATAATGAGTCATAATATTTTAGCAATTAGTCCAGGACATAACGGATCGATTTGTCTTCTCGTGGATGGAAAAATTGAAGTTTACATTGAAGAAGAACGCTTGACGAGGCTCAAATATGATGCAAATCCACTAAGAAGTATTTTCTATGTCTTAGACAACTATCACGTAGATACATTAATTTTATGTGGAACTGGTGAAAGCATGTATCCCAAATTAACATGGTCTGGTGAAGAATTATTCACATCGACTGTTAGACGATATAACCCTAATGTAAAAACTTTTGGTTTTTGGGAATACCATCATCTAGGTCATGCTACTGGTGCATTTTATAATTCAGGATTTGATACTGCGGCAGCAATTGTCGTTGATGGTGCAGGTTCTATAGTTGATTTAAAATTACCACTTCCTTTCGCAACGTTTGGATATGAAACCGAAACTATTTTTAAATGCTCATATCCAAATGATCTTGAATTGATGTATAAATCGATAGGTCAAAACGGAGGAATGAAAGTATACTCAGAAGACAAAAAATTTAAATATAGTGGTACTGTTAATATATGCAAGACGTATGAAGCGGCAACACAGTATGCAGGATTTCATCCAATTGAGGCAGGTAAATTAATGGGTCTAGCTTCTTATGGTGGTCCAAATGAAGATATTCCCCCATTATTTTATGGTGAAGATGCGAACAAAAATTTATATTACGCTCAGTATCCTGCTGGTGGACTGATTAATATCAATTCATTCCCTAAACTGCGATTGAAAGCTATGGGTGATGAAATCAATCCATTGGGTGCTGATATTAAAGATATTGTAAAATATCCAGAAGACTTAAAACTGGTTCAAGATTTTGCATGGAAAACTCAACAAGAAACACAAAAACTTGTGGGTGATCTAATTCAGAAAGCTATTGATCTTACTGGAGAAAAAAATATTGTAATCTCTGGCGGCTATGGATTGAATTGCGTTGCAAACTACTATTATAAAAAACGCTTTCCAGAAATCAATTTGTATTGTGATGCAATTGCACACGATGGAGGAACTTCAATCGGACTAGCAAAGTTTGCATGGTATCAACATTGCAAAGAAGAAAACCTTCCTTTCGAAAAACAACCATTGAAAACATTATATCTTGGTATCGATAGAAACGATGAAATTGATGAGGAAAAATATTCTGATGAATTTAACATCAAAACTGTTACTGCCGCAGATGTTGCACAATTGATTGCTGATAAAAACATTGTTTCTATGTTCAATGGTCGTGCAGAAGCTGGACCAAGAGCATTGGGCAATCGTTCAATATTGTTTGACCCAAGAGCAAAAGACGGAAAACATATTGTCAATACAGTTAAAGGTCGTGAATGGTTCAGACCATTTGCAGGTACAGTATTGAAAGAGAAAATGAATAATTGGTTTGATATGGCTGGACTCGAAGAGTCTCCATTTATGATGTATGCAGTTGATGTTCTGCCAGAAAAATTAGAACAAGTGCCTTGCATTACGCACGTAGATAATACATGTAGAATTCAAACAGTCACTCAAGAACAAAACAAATATTATTATGAATTGATTGCAGAATTTGAAAAGATAACTGGTGTTCCAATTTTGTTTAACACTAGTTTTAATCTAGCTGGCGATCCGTTAGTAGAAACTTTTGCTGACGCAATCAAAACACTAAGAAATAGCAAATTAAATTATTTGTACATTCCATCTAAATCAATTTTATTGGAGAAAAAAGATGCCTGATATTATTGGAGATAGCATTTCTGACGAACTTGGTTATTTTGGTAACATTTGGGTAAGATCACATAAGTTAAAAAAGATTGGCGATATGAATGGAGGTGGTCACCTTCATCCATTCGACCATATAACTATGCTTCATAAAGGGCGTGTTCGTGTTGATGTTACCGATCCAGAAACTGGAACCGAAAGAAGTAAAGAGTTTACTGCACCAACATTCATTGTCATTAGAAAAGAATTGAAGCACAAGATTACCGCACTTGAAGATGACGTTCAATACTATTGTGTTTTTGCATTACGTGACGTTGATGGTGAAGTTACAGACATTTATTCTGGCAAAAATGATCCATACAATACTGTTCCTGATGATTACTGGATTAAAAAGAAGCTAGAAAAACTAGACGCATCTACCACACACGAAGATGATAAAGGTTAATCTACCAAATACATGGGGTTATGAAAATTTTATTAGTGATGATGAGCAATCTGTATTAATAGATTTTGCAAATTACATTCGCCCAAGACTCAGAAATAATGGGCTTGGACGTTTTTATCACGACCATATAAAAGTTAGATATAACGTTCCGAAAGAATTTGATGATGTCAAAGCACGTATCATAGAAACAGAAAAGTTTGCAAACTTTATACTCGATCCTATTTTTGGTGACTTCATAAGTTTCAACGAAAACGGCGGTGCTATACATAAGCACAAAGACAACAATGAACCTGGTTATGTTCACACCAGATACAATTTAATTTGTAGTATGCCTGAAATTGGAGGTAATCCGATTTATGAAGATGATGTTATTGACGTAAAAGAGAAAATGCTTTGGCGATGTGAAGCTGGTTTGTACAACCATTCTTCAGTTGAAGTGCAAGGAAATAAACCTAGAATTAACATATCGTTTGGATTTCAATTAAAAAAATGAAAACTGGATTTAGTCACGAAACGTTATTTGAATATGACGAATCAAAAATACGACAGTATCTAACTAATGCAAACAATTCAGGTTTGCTATGGAATGATGTGCCCGAAAGAAAAAACTTGTATGCACAAGAGCAAACTGATATTACACTTCTATACAATCTTGCAGACAAAACAAACGCAGTCTTCAATAAATTTTATATAAACGAAAAGATTATTGAGGAGTCTGGAGTAGATGAACTATTCGGAAAAATATCAAAGTTGACAGGAAGAGTATTGGGGCGTGCAATGTTTATCAAACTGCCACCAAAAAAATCTATAGCAAAACACATAGACTCTGGGCACCATTTACAAAACTGCGAAAGAATTCATCTTCCTATCATAACAGACGAACACGTAAAATTTATTATTGATGATGTTGTTTATCCTATGCCAGCCGGTGTAGTTTGTAGAATAAACAATAATGTTCCACACTCAGTAGATAACAATTCAAATAATTATAGGGTGCATCTAGTTATGGATTTTGTAGTGAAAAATGATCCACACTATGACGCACCACAAGAAGAATTAAATAGATTTTGCGAATTCTAATAGATTGTTAAACACTAGAGTTTTTTTCTTCAATTCACGATTCGCAAATGTGTTGAGTTTTTCTAGTGTTTCTTTTCCATGACCGGTAAGAACAAGTATAGGCTTAGCGCCAGCTTTGTCTGCGGCTTTTAAATCACTAATTTTATCTCCAACGTACCAGCCTTTTTTCCAATCAATTTTTAATTCGTCTTTAGCACGTTTGAACATTCCAATATTTGGCTTTGCGTAGATATCGTCTTTTAGCGAAGACATTGAATAGTACAGTCCATCTATAGACATTATTCCTGCTTGACCAAAAACTTCTAATAGGTGCTTATGCACATTCTCGACTTGTTGTTGAGTTTGAAGTCCTTTTGCAATGCCGCCTTGATTTGTAATGATTACAATTTTGTGACCTCTGTCTCTTAGCATTTTAATTGCAGAAAGACTTCCTGATATTGGAACAGCTTGCTTTGGGTCTGTTATGTAATCTCCAACATCTTCAATTATTGTTCCATCACGATCTAATCCAATCACTGGAAGAATATTATTTTGCGTCTTGACTATCGCATCTAAATTAAATCTTCCCATCTTCTTTCATTCTTTCATTGTATCCGTCAACTTGCGCCTGCGCTTGTTGTTTAATCTTTATCATTATAGGATAAAAATTTGTTTCTGTCAATGTTTTACCCAACAAGCCCAAAATCATGTTTACGTCATTCACGCTCAGTTCTACGTTAATTACTAGATTATTCATAAGTTCTCCATAGTTAAATCACAATTTATTTAGACTGTGTAAATTGCAATATTTGGTAATGATAAATAGAGTAAAGACATTTTAAGGGGCATAAATGAGTACAAGCAAACCAGCGACAAGGGAAGAATTCAAAGATTTCTGTCTTAGAAGACTAGGTGCGCCTCTCTTAGAGATAAACGTAGATGAAGATCAAGTGGAAGACTGCATTGAGATGGCATTCTCATACTACTACGACTATCATTTTGACGCAACAGAAAAAGTTTACTTAGCGCATCAAGTAACGCAAACAGATATTGACAATAAGTACCTTTCAATAAGCGACTCTGTTATTGGCATTGTTAATATTCTGCCAATCGGAAACAGCTACTCGACAAACAATTTGTTCAATTTGAGATATCAGATTGCATTGAATGACTTGTTTGCATTCAATACGGGACCATTTGCACCATACTACATGGCATTGCAAAACGTTGCTTTAGCTGAAGAGTTATTTGTCGGTAAACAAGGTATCAGATTCCAACGCCACTCAAATAAACTTTATGTTGACATTGCTTGGGGCGAAAAGATTGTCTTAGGTGAATACATGATTATTGAAGCATATCAGAAAATTGATCCAGATGTTTATACTGACATGTATAACGACAGATGGTTACAAAGATATTGCACCGCACTTATTAAAAAACAATGGGGTGAAAACTTGAAGAAGTTTGAGGGCATGTCTATGCCAGGCGGCGTATCGTTTAACGGACAAAAGATTTGGGACGAAGCAAAGGAAGAGATTGACGCAATGGAAGAGGAAATGATTAGTTCTTATTCTCTACCAGTTACCGATATGTTAGGCTAATAATGGCACGTAATAGATTCTTCAATCAATATACTCCTGTAAAACAGGAGCAAAATCTTGTCGAAGACCTCATCATCGAATCAATTAAGATTTATGGTGTTGATGGATACTATCTTCCAAGAACGCACGTAAATTTAGATAGACTTCACGGCGAAGACGCATCTGTACTATTTGATGATGCACTTGAAATGGAAATGTTTATTAAAAGTTTTGATGGATTTCAAGGGCAAGAAGATTTCTTATCTAAGTTTGGATTGCAAATTGACGAATCTATCACATTCGTTGTTGCACAAAAAAGATTTTTACAATCACTCAAGCCGCTTCTAATGACAGAGTATGGGTACACATATAAATTAGAAGATGGTAATGAATTGCTAGACGAACAATCATATGACTATGATTCGATTCTAAGACCAAGAGAAGGCGACTTAATTTGGATACCAATGCTTGGCTACATATATGAAATCAAGTTCACAGAAAATATCGAAAACTTCTTCCAGCTAGGTAAACTATACACGTTTGAAATGCGTTGCGATAGATTCGAATACTCTAGCGAAAGACTCGATACTGGTGTTAGTGACATTGACAACCTTGAAACTCAATACAGCTTATCTACCGAAATCGTTGAGAAAGCACTTGTTGAAGACGGAGACTTCTTGGTGCTTGAAGATGGCACATACATTCTCGGCGAAGGTGATATCATTGTCTCAGCAGAAGTTGCCGCAGATAACGAATTTATTGGAAAAGAGATTATCGATGATGACATTCTAGATTTCTCTGAACAAAACCCATTCTCATTGACAAGGACTTTCTAATATGATGTTTGGACACGATTTTTACCACGGAACGTTAAGACGTTACGTTGTCATGTTTGGTAATTTATTCAACGAAATTCAAATCGAAAGATTTAATAGTGCAGGCGCAAAGATTCAAACTCTTAATGTGCCTATTGAATATGGACCAAAACAGAAATTTATTCAGAGAGTTACAAGCGATCCAACATTGAATCGTGAGATTTCTGCTACATTGCCAAGACTTGGCTTTGAATTTACTAGCATGACATATGCACCACAGAGAAAACTCAATACTGCACACAAGATATCACGTGGCGTGAATACTGGCGGGCTAGATTTTGATTACATGTACTCTCCAGTGCCGTATGACTTCAATTTCTCGCTACACGTTCTCACTAAGAATACAGAAGACGGAACGCAAATTGTGGAGCAGATTGTTCCATTCTTTACGCCAGACTTCACAGTAACTATGAAAATGGTTCCTGAGATAAATCTAAACATGGACGTGCCTATTGAGTTGTTGTCTATCACTTCAGACGATTCTTATGAAGGTGATTTCGAATCTCGCAGAGTTCAGACATGGCAATTAGATTTCGTTATCAAAGGATATCTGTTTGGACCAGTTAAGAAATTCAAATATATTGCTAGAGCAGATGTTAACACACTTGAAAGCCCAATCGATAAGGCTATCATTACGACACAAACTTATACGGGAAATTCCGAGTTTGGTATCACACAAACTATAACTAGTAACGGACACATTTTAACATGAAGAAGACTGTTGATGATAAATTGAATGATATTTTAGATGTTCAAGCGACTGTAGTTTCTACAGTCAACCATGCTGTTGCATTAACACCGCAACAAGAACCTGAAATTCAAAAGAATGTAGATGATGACTATGAGTATGCTAGAGGCAATCTAAAAGGGCTCATTGAAAATGGTAAGACTGCTATGGAGAACATCATATTCTTAGCAAAAGAGGGTGAATCACCAAGAGCATATGAAGTTGTCGGTCAACTAATTAAAACATTAGCAGAAACAAACAAAGATTTGTTAGCACTTGCAAAAGCTAAAAAAGACATTCAGAAAGAAAAAGAAGATACACAAAGTCCAACACACGTAACTAATGCGTTATTTGTTGGAAGTACAGCAGAATTGCAAAAATTAATCAGCAAAAAATGAGTGTAAAATCATATCTAGGTAATGCAAACCTAAAGGCAGCCAATGTTCCTCTCAACTTTACCAAAGAACAAGTTGAAGAATATTTAAAATGCGCTAACGACCCTGTTTATTTCATTGAGACATATTGCAAGATTGTCACATTGGATCATGGACTTCAGCCATTTAAACTTTACGACTGTCAAAAAAATAAAGTTAAAATTATCCATGAAAATCGTAAAGTTATTCTCATGGAAGGGCGTCAGCAAGGTAAAACTACAACATCGGCAGCATACATTTTATGGTATACGCTGTTTCAAGAAAGCAAAACAGTTGCGATTCTAGCAAACAAAGCGCCAGCGGCACGTGAAGTATTGTACAGATATCAAGTCATGTATGAAAATCTTCCAACTTGGCTACAACAAGGCGTGACAACATGGAACAAAGGTGACATTGCACTAGAAAACGGATCAATTGTATTCACAGCCGCAACAAGTGCATCAGGTATTCGTGGTAAGTCTGTTAACTTATTGTACGTTGACGAAACCGCTATCATTCCAAACAACATTGCAGACCAATTCTTTGCGTCTGTCTATCCAACTATCTCTGCTGGTGAAACAACAAAGATTTTGTTAAGTTCTACGCCCCTTGGATACAATCATTTCTGGAAATTCTGGAATGATGCTGAGAATGGACGCAATGGGTTCGTTCCACTATTCATTCCATACTGGGAGATTCCTGGACGTGATGAAGCATGGGCTGAAACACAGCGTAAATTGCTTGGTGAATTGAAATACAACCAAGAGATTTTGTGTAACTTCTTAGGTTCAAGTTTAACGTTGATTGCTTCAGATGCTATCGCACAATTATCACCAAGCCCAACTATCTACAAAAAAGATGGACTAGACATTTTCGAGAAAGCAGAAAAAGATCACACATACGTCATCATTGCAGACACAGCAAAAGGCGTTGGTGAAGACTATTCTGCGTTCACAATCGTTGACGTTACGTCAATGCCATATAAACAAGTTGGTAAGTATCGTGACAACACGATTAGTCCACTTTTATATCCTTCTATCATCTATAAAGTAGGAAAAGAATACAATGAAGCGTATGTACTTGTTGAAGTAAATACTTCCGAACAAGTTGCAGACATTTTGTATGGTGAATATGAGTATGAAAATATCATATTCGTCAATAGAACCACACAAGGACAAGTGGTTTCTGGAGGCTTTGGTGGAGGTAAATCTCAGCTTGGTGTTGTGACTGATAAAAAAGTCAAACGAATTGGTTGCTCTAACTTCAAGTCTATGGTTGAAGAGAAAAAACTACTGATTCGTGATGCAGACACTATATCTGAGATATCAACATTCATTCAAAGAAAAAATAGTTATGGTGCCGATGAGGGTTATCACGATGACTTAGTAATGCCGTTAGTATTGTTTTCTTGGTTGACTACAAATCCATATTTCAAAGAATTGACAAACGTTAATATTAGAAAAGAATTGTATGAGGCTAGAATTAAGATGATTGAAGATGAAGTGACTCCTTTCGGTTTCATAAATAATGGCGAAGAAGACGAAAAATTCGTTGATTCGTCCGGACAGGTTTGGTACAATGAAAGTCATAAAACAGATTTTTTATAAATAAATTAAAGCAAACCTAACAAAAAACACATCATTATAACAAGGAGAATTCAATGGCTATAAGTCTAATTTCACCAGGAGTTAAGATTACCGAACAAGATTTGGTATCTTCTTCTCAAGCAGTTTCTACAACAGCAGGTGCCATTGCTGGTCAGTTCCGTTGGGGACCAATCAACGATCCAACACTAATCACATCAGAAACAGAATTGGCAGTACAATTCGGTAAGCCAAATGCAACAAACGTTGTAGATTTCTTATCGGCAGCCAATTATTTGGGATACTCAAGTCCTCTGTTCGTTGTTCGTGCCGCTAACACAGCATTGAACGCTACAGCAGAAGCGACAACAGGTTCTGGTTCATCAGGTACTGGTCTATTAATTTCAAACGATGATGCATATTTAAATGCCGCATCTTTTGACAATGGACCATGGGCGGCTCGTTATGCAGGCGATTTGGGCAACTCTTTAAAAGTTTCTCTCTGCCCATCTAGTGCGGCATGGCAGTCTACACCAGCAGGTGGTGTTGCCGTTACTGCTGGTTCTACTTCAGTTACAGGTACAAACACAACATTCACTACAGAATTGACAGTTGGTGACGTATTAGTTATCAATGGTCGTTCTATCAAAGTTGCATCTATTGCAAGCAACACATCGTTGACACTTGCTGAAGCACACTTGACTGGTTCTGCAAACACAGGATTCACACGCCGTTGGGAATACTTCAGCGAGTTTGATTCTGCACCAGGAACATCTACTGGCGCATCTGCATCAGGTGCTTCTAATGACGAATTGCACGTTGTTGTTGTAGACCAAGATGGTTTAATCACAGGCGTTGCAGGTACAGTTCTTGAGAAGTATGGCTACTTGTCTAAAGCATCTAATGCTAAAGCAGAGTCTGGTGGTACAAACTACTACAAGAATGCTATCAATGATCGTTCTAACTATGTCTGGTGGACAGATCACGATACATTAGGTTCAAATTGGGGTAATGAATTTATTACTTCTGGTTCCGCAGTAACATACACAGCAATCGCTAAGCCAAGAAACTACTCTTTAGCTGGTGGTTCAGATGGCAATGCAATTACTGATGGTGATCGTTCTACTGCTTATGGCTTGTTGTCTAATAAGCAAGAAGTTCCAGTTTCTATCATTATCGCAGGACAATCTACAGCAACTGTAATCAATAGAATTACAGCAGACGTTGCTGAAGTTAGAAAAGACGTTATTGTTGCAATTTCCCCAACACGTGCATCCGTTGTAAATAATGCTGGTTCAGAAGCAGGTTCTATTGCTACATGGGCTGACACAGTTACACGTTCCACATATGTTGTTGCAGACAGCGGCTGGAAATATCAGTATGACAAATACAATGACACATATGTTTATGTTCCATTGAATGCTGATACAGCAGGTTGCATTGCACGTAATGACACATCACGTGAGCCATGGTTGTCTCCAGCAGGCTTTACAAATGGTCGTATTCAAAACTTGGTAAGACTTGCTTTCAATCCAAACCAAGCTGAAAGAGACACATTGTACAAGTATGCTATCAATCCAGTGTTCACACAAGTTGGGCGTGGCACAGTATTGTTTGGCGACAAGACATTCACATTGAAGAACACTTCAATGAATCGTGTTAACGTTCGTAAATTGTTTATCGAATTGCAGAAGACAATTGGATCTGCCGCAGACAATGTATTGTTCGACCAAAATGATGCTACAACAAGAGCAGGTTTTGTTAACTTGATCGTTCCATACCTACGTAGTGTTCAAGCACGCCGTGGTATCACAGCATTCAGAGTTGTTTGCGATGAGCGTAACAATCCAGAAGATGTTGTAAATGCTAACGAATTCGTTTGCGATATTTTCGTACAACCAATTCGCTCTGTAAACTTCATCCAACTCAACTTTGTTTCTGTAAGAGGTAACGCTACATTCTCTGAAATTGCCGCATAAATAATACAGAATAGATAAAGGAGAATTATATGGCAATTACAACACTCTCTAATTTGACAGCGGCACTCAAAACGGGTGCCCGTTCAAATCTCTTTAGAGTAACATTACCTACAGCATCTTTGGGTGGACAAGAAGAAAACTTTAGCTATCTATGTAAAGCGGCACAACTTCCAGGCTCTACTGTGGGTCTGATTGAAGTGCCGTTCATGGCAGGTCGCCGTTACAAGATTGCTGGAGACAGAACATTTGCTGACTGGACAACTACTGTATTGAATGACCAGAATCAAAAAATCAGAGAAGCATTAGAAGACTTGCAGAGACTTTATGCACCAACTAACTACAATAGTGAAGAAGGTAAGTCTCGTTCTGGTACTTCAGAAGATGATTTCAACACAATCACAGTAGAGCAACTTGACAATGCTGGACAGAATGCAACTTATGTGTATTCGTTAAAGAATTGCTGGCCAAGTGATATCAGCACTATTGACTTGTCTTACGATTCAACAGACACAATTGAAGAGTTTACTGTCACATGGTCATATGACTACTTTGTGTTTGGCGATACAATTGCAGACGTAACATAAGGAAAATAAAAAATGGCGACAGAATCATTTTTCAATGTCTCTACATTCAGAGATAAACTAGCAGGTGGTGCAAAACCAAACTTATTCCAAATGAGTTTGACTCCACCAGCATCTATTGGCTTGGACAGTACAGTTGCTGATAACTTTAAAATTTTATGCAAATCTGGTGCGATCCCATCATTCACGGTTGGTGTGATTGAAGTTCCATTCAGAGGTCGTAGAATTAAAGTTCCTGGTGACAGAACATACGCAGAATGGACAGCAACAATTGTTAACGATGGCGAACAAAACATTCGTAAGTTCTTCGACAATTGGTTAAAGTACATTAACAATCCTAACGGAACAGAAGATATCAGAACTACAGGTGACGATGATTACCGCACAGTTATTGAGATTGCACACATGAAAACTAATGGTAAGACTAGCCGTGTTTATCAGTTGATTGATGCATTCCCAACGGACGTTTCTGCTATCGATGTTTCTTACGATACTACAGACGCAATTCAGGAATTTACTGTAACGTTCCAATATCACTATGTGACTGTTGGTGAAACAGTTGATGCAGAATCTGATGCAGTAGCTTCTTCAGACTCAACGTCTAGCATTACAGCATAAATTTCTAAATCGAATGAAATTTACGCAATATAAATAATTGCGTAATAGTGTCAACAATGGGGGCTATTACGCCCCCATTTCTTTTTAGAGAGACCCATATATGGCAATAAAACTTTTTGGATATACAATTGGTAAAGAAGACAAAGAAGCACAAGAGTTAAAATCTTTTGTTCCTCCGTCTGATGATGATGGTTCTGTAGCCATTTCTGGTGGTGGTGTTTATGGTACATACATCGATTTAGAAGGTCAAATCAGAAGCGATGCTGATCTGATTAAGAAATATCGTGAGATGGCGATGCAACCAGAATGTGATGCCGCAGTAGAAGATATTGTTAATGAATCTTTAGTATTTGGACAAGGTGATTATCCAGTTCAAATTATTTTAGATGACTTAGAACAACCAGAATCAATTAAGAAAAAAATTCGTGATGAGTTCTACTATGTTATGAAGCTACTCGACTTCAACAATCAAGGCTACGATATTTTCCGTAGATGGTATGTTGATGGTCGTTTGTACTATCACATGTTGATTGATGAAAAGAATCCTAGAGCAGGATTAAAAGAAATTCGTTACGTTGATCCACGCAAGATTCGTAAAGTGCGTGAACAAAAGAAAATAGATAAGCGTCCATTAGGAACATCTAATGCTGCCGCACAAGCACCAGAATATCACGAATACTTTTTATACTCTGATAAAGGATTCATGCGTGATGGTTCACAAGGCGTTAAAATTGCAGTAGATGCAGTTTGTTATACCAACTCAGGTATCACAGATAAAGATGGTAAGATTATCATTTCGCATTTACACAAAGCAATTAAACCACTCAATCAATTACGTATGCTTGAAGATGCGACAGTTATCTATCGTATCTCACGTGCGCCTGAACGTAGAATTTTCTATATTGACGTTGGTAACTTACCTAAGATGAAAGCAGAACAGTACTTACGTGAAATCATGCAGAAGTACAAAAATAAAATTGTTTATGATGCTAACACTGGTGAGATTCGTGATGATAGAAGATATCAAACAATGCTTGAAGATTTTTGGTTGCCACGTAGAGAAGGTGGTAAAGGTACAGAGATTACTACACTAGAAGGTGGACAAAATCTTGGTGAAATTGAAGATGTATTGTACTTTCAAAAGAAAATGTACAAAGCATTGAACGTTCCAGTTTCACGTTTAGAATCTGACAATGGATTCTCATTGGGTCGTGCTTCAGAAATCACACGTGATGAATTGAAGTTCTCTAAATTCATTCAACGTTTGCGTTTAAGATTCTCTCACTTGTTTGATAAGGTACTTGAGACACAGTTATTGTTAAAAGGTGTATGCACTCGTAAAGAGTGGCAACAAATGAAAGAAGAAATTAGTTATGATTTCTTATCTGACGTTCATTTTGCAGAATTAAAAGATACAGAAATTATGAAAGAGCGTCTTGCTCTTCTTGGTGAGATTGACCAATATGTTGGTAAGTATTTCTCAGTCAACTACATTCGCACTAAAGTTCTTCGTCAAACAGAAGATGACATTGAACAGATGGATGAAGAGATGGAAGAAGACAAAGCAAACGAAGAAGACTTGCCAGAAGAACCTGTTGCACCTCCACCGCCACCTGCGCCAGCACCACAACAACTTGTTGTTAGTGTTAAGAAGGAAGAGAACGAACATCGTTTAGTTGATGATGCAGACCAAAGAGAGTTAGCAAAATCAATGACTGCATTTTTTGGCA